GTGTTAGTGACCAGCCCCATACACTACTCGCATATGTGTAGTATAAAGTAAAGGTCTCAGTGTTAGGGTCAATTTTACTTTTAATTGCTCCTATTCCTTGACCAACGAAATCAGTAGCCTTGAATTTTGTTCTAAATCCTCGTACAATTGATTTTATTTCACCAGCCTCTGATATTAGTTTATTTAATGTATAAGTTGTGCTTGATACCGATTTTACATCTGCCCAGATTATTGTTCCTGATGATGTCTGTAATTTAATACTGTCTCCAACATATACGAGGTCAGCCATGCTGGTTCCTATTATAGTTGTTCCGTCAGTGCTACTAATTGTATAACTGTTTCCTGTTTGTGGCACAACTACTTGTGCGTTAAGTCGGTTCGTATGAAGGAATTTATTAAAAAGACTTGGATGTTTTAATACACCTGCTATATCATTTCGTATAAAGTTATCAGTGTTTGCTTTTGCTTTATTGTAACTTAATGAAACAGATATTGGTTCATCTTCTACAAATACGCTTCCGTCAGAGCCAGTTATGTTCAAGTTAGAGTGGTGTCCTAAAACATCATCCATCTCATAGAAACGAGAGTTGCCAGCAAATGAAGTGTTCACTGCTTTAACTTTATTAACGACATTATTTCCGAGAGTTAATGGATATACATTATAATCTTGTGCATTGACCATTCTATCTTGTGCATAATAACTTCTAGGTGCTATTCTGCGTACACTGGAGTATGTTTCTCCTGAAAAGTTTTCACTAAAATCTCTTGTGCTTGAAAATGTAAGCGTTAATCTATAAGTTCTGTTATCACTGCCAGTGTATGGAATTGTTATAGTTGCGTTAGAAATATCATTAGCATTTACAGAAAAATTATCATTATCTACTACTCTGTACCAAGTTCTGTAGTTGCCGTAGGCAGCGTTTCCAAATACTCCATCTGGATAATGTAGAGCAATTGCGTTATTGTCTGCTGAGTTTATACTTACTAAGTCTCCAGAACCAGTTCGTAAACTATTATATATTGCGGTCTCTCTTGTTTCGTTGTCTACTTTTACAACAGACGACATATAATTTCTATTTGAATCAATTTTCTGAATCCAAACATCTGAGTTAGAGATGTTGTTTTCAGTTATTGGCTCTATTCTATTAGAAAGTTTGGTATCGTAAGAGAAATCTTTGAACCCTAATGTGCCCGAAACGGCGTAAACAAAGAATCCAGTTCGGTCACTAGCAGAACCCAAATTGTCGTTTCTGTTAATAATCGTAAAGTTGTTTTGAAGATTTGGTTCATCTTCTTCTATTCTAGTTTTTGTTGTGTCTAATGCTACACGAACCGCTTCAAAGTTTCTAGTTTTTCCATCAACGTTTGCAGAAAATGTATAATTTATATTTTTTGTTGCTGACGTTTCATTTACCTCATACAATGAGTGGTCAACTTCTGCCACATTTAGCGTAGATGTAGGATTTTGAATTTTAGTTGTGGCAGAAAATGCTGAATTTAGAACACTAATAAAGTTTTCATACCAATCTATATCATTGCTGTCATTCCAGTTTACAGTCTTTCCTGACAAAGAGATACCCAAATTATCAAATACTGGCTCGTCAGTAGACAAACTCGTAATCTTCATAAAGCCCTTTGCGTTGATTGGGCGTGTCTTATTATAACCTAGAGTTTTTGCCATTTGTAGAATACTTGCTCTACGTTCAGCAGTATCCATAAAGTTTTCACGGGTATTCATATCTAAACGATATGATAAACTGTGTCCTAGATACGCAACTAAATCGAGAATCGCAATGAATTCTGAACTTGCAATAAAGTCGTTAAATTTATCAGGATAAGTTTGTCCTATATATGCTAATAGGGCTTCTCTTATAGTATCGAAATCATATGCTTTGAGGCTAACGTTGGTAAATGCAGTATATACTGTTGTCCAACTCTCACTTGCGAATAGATTGTCTGTGCGTTCTTGGCTCATATTATTCTCTCTATTATTCTCTGTCTAAATCAATACTCAATTCTACTGTCTCATTTTCGGGCAGTATATCGAGTCTTAATTTAGCACTTATTGTGTGGTCCGAGTCTGTAATATCGATGCTAACGAAATTACATCTCGGGTCATCATTTATGATGTTTGTTAAATCTTCTTCAATTAACTCAGTAGTTTCATCAGTTAGCGGTTCAAATAACATATCGTGTATAATTGACCCGTAATTAGGCAACATTACTCGTTCACCTTTACGTGTCATAATATGGTTCATAATGTCTTCAATCACCAAGTCCTTGCCAGACAGTACGTGATTTATTGCATTTTTATTTTTGGTACTAAAACCAGTGAATAATGGCATAACTTTATTTTCTCTGTAGTTTATCTTTAATGTATTTATCTGGACATAATATTCGTAGTTTTAGTATTGACTTTTTGACTTAATAGTGTTATTATACATATAAATAACAGTAATAATACAACAAGGATAACATCTGATGCCAAATTTAGTACCAATGGTCGTTGACCAATCAGCAAATGGAGAGCGTAGTTACGATATTTTCTCTCGTTTATTAAAAGAAAGAGTTATATTTCTAACTAGCGAAGTGAATGACTATCAGGCGGACTTGATTTGTGCCCAGTTATTGTTCTTAGAAGCAGAGAATTCAGACAAAGATATACATTTTTATATCAATTCTCCCGGTGGAGCAGTTACATCTGGTATGGCAATATATGATACTATGCAGTTTATCACTTCTCCAGTAGCAACTACAGTGATGGGACAAGCGTGTTCTATGGGTTCATTACTTGCCCAGGCGGGTGCTAAAGGAAAACGACACGTATTGCCAAACAGTCGCACAATGATTCATCAACCAAGTGGTGGTGCAGGCGGACAAGCAACTGATATGGAAATTCAAGTTAAAGAAATTCTTAAGATGAAAGAACGATTGACTGGAATTTATGTAACACATAACACTGCTGGAAAGACATTTGAAGAATTAACTGAAGCGATGGAGCGAGACAACTTTATGTCTGCTGAAGAAACGGTTGCGTTTGGTCTTGCAGATAAAGTTATAGATAAACGTTAAAATCCAGGAACATAACTGAAAAGTTTTGCAGTTTTAATTTTCTTCTGAGTTAGCCTTTCATTTATTTTACCATTTTTCGTTATACCGTTTTGAATCTCGTCTGTTATTGAATACCAGTCTTGTGCGTTTATAAGTTTAATAATAGCACTATGTTCTATAGTATCAACGCCTTCATTAAAGAAATAATATAATAATGCGTCATAATGTGGTTGTGATATTTTTACTTTAATAAATTTCGCTAATATATTTCCTATATTTCTTAGTTGTTTTTCTAAGATAAATTCTGCCATTCCTTTTGTTATCTTATTGGTTGTGATATCTATTCGGGTAGATGCGACCGTAATATAACCATAATTTATTTCAGTATCAGATATTTTATAATTATATCCAACTATGTTATTTTTAATAGTAATTGTTGGCTTATTATCTAATATAATAGCATCCTTGCTCATAGATGAGAAAGTTAAATCTGACACGTTTTCAAGGTTAACTCTTATGTGAGAAAGTATATATGATGGGTTATCATTCGCATCATATCCTGTTCCTAGATAGGTTCCAGTTGAGGTTATAACATTTAGAGGCATCTGTATATAGTTTAGTAATGAGCCTTTTTTCTTTTTGTATATCATGCTTTGTCCATATTCTTTAAGCCATCTTCACTTGCAGATGAAATTGCAAATTCACTAGTGGAAAGTTTAGTAGCGTGTGGTCGAATAAAAGGTTCGTGTGTTGGCATTTCAGATAGAATCGTATTGTTCAATTCTGTAGTTTCTAAGGCTTGCATATCTGGCATAGAGCCAACTAAGATGAGTTCTGATTCTGGAGCAAGAGGGCCATTCAAATGTAATTTTCCACCAGTTGTTACTATACAGTTTACTCCGATATTAATATTCATTCCAGATTCACTTTGTAAAAACTGATTACCTTTACTTCTTAAATGTATTTCGCCTGTGCTTCCGTCTTCATCTGAGCCTGAGTTAATTTTAGTATCACCTTTAACACTATGCATATGAATATTTTCACCCGCTTCTATGTTTATATTTTTGTCGGCTCGAATATTAAAATCTTTTTCGGTTCGCATATTCATTGAACCCGATGCATATGCATTTATTTCACCACCTGCTCCAAGTTCTATCCAACCAGTTCCGGTACTATTTATTACATAGACAAAATCGTTTGCACCATCTAATACCAGACATGAGCCGGAGGCTGTTGTCATTCTTATTTGTTCTGGATGAATAGTTCCGTCATCGTTAACACTGCCGTCATCTATATACAAAGAACCACCACCCGGTGTTTTAAATCCAACTACTTTATTCTCTTGTGGTAATTCATACTTAGCATCTCTATGTGGAGAAGCAGTAGATGTTCCTCTTAATGTATCAGTGTATGTTCCTTGGTCTGCCAATACTTTATTTCTTGGATTATTTTCTTGTTCTTCTTCTCTTGTATTCGCTGCCTCACCAAGTGTTCGATATGCTGTTTTACTAGCGGCAACATTTTCAAATTCACTTTCGCCTTGTCCGTCTCCGGTAACTTTAGCCTTACCTGCTGGACCGCCAGATACAACATCGGGAATATCTTGTGCTACTGCAAACCAATATCCTTCGGTTGCATTACCGCCCTCTGTGAAACAAACTAAAATAGTTACTGCTTCTCCGACGGGTGTACCAAAGAAACCATAATTGCCTTCTTTGACTGAGCCACCATAAGGTCCAGCATAATGAAAGAATAGTGGGTCAGATGGGTCGCCACCAAGTGCCGGGATATAAGCGGCAAGTCTACCACGACCCTCTGGGTCAATGTACACTTCTTTCGTAGTAGGATTCTGAAGAACAGTTACCGCTTTGTATATACCTTTAGATAAATTGTCTAAAATCGGAGACGATTCTGACTTTTTCTGTTTATGAAGTATATTTCCTAATGTATTAGTTGCCATGTTTTTTCCTTACGGTGACGTTGCGTCTATATAAAATTTATTTGCTTTGATTGTAATCAATAACGGAGTATTCGTGTTTATTCTGGCATCAACTGACTTCTCTTGGCCAGATTTAATTGCCGGAAATAAATCAGCAACTTTTTCTTTTAGGATGTCGTAGTCTGCTAAGTACGATGGATTCATATCGTTGTATGTCATTGTGTACACGCCAAAGAAGTTACTAGGGTCACTAATTGTTTGTGATACTCCATTTGCGTCTGTATATGTAATCGGTGCTAAGTTATTATAATCTAGTACTGTATGCATTATGCCGTTATCGTCTACTACTTCAACTCTAGGTCCATTTTCCCAATCTGTGATTGCTGTGTAAATTTTTAAAGCCTCTTTATATTGTACTACTTTATCCGGATTAGCCTTTGCATATTCGTAACCAACTCCAGCGCCAACACGACTAGGTTCAATTCCAGCACTAATCGATTCTGCATCTACGCTTGAAGGAAGCACAACATCTATACCGGAATTTAAGTATGAATCTGTTCCAACTAATATTGGTGCGTTATCAACATCAATCTGGTCAACTGGATTTTTTATGTGAACTTTTTCTGTAGTACCGCCATTTGAAGTTACTGCTACCGAAGTAGTCACTTCACTTGGTAAAGTAAGTGATGCGATAGCGGCCTCTGTTTCTAGTACTTCTAATGTTATTGAATCTGTTAATCTATGGCTAGGGTCAAAATAATACGAAGTTGCATTAATCTCATTTTGTCTCAAAGTTGATGTAAGTAACTCTCCTTGTAGTTTTCCAACTTGTATTGCATCTGATATATCTCCTCTATCACTAGTCACAGTGTGGTCAACTATTCCATTTATTGCATCTGCTAAATCTTCTAATTCAGAAAATTCTTCGTCTGTGACTAACTCAAGTGTTGATGCGGCTCTGATTTGAGCGGCTGCCTTAAGGTTCATCGCATTTCTCACATCATCTGATACTACAATTTCTTCTTCTATAATTTTCTCATCTAGTGCTTTAACTGTAGAGTCAAGCCATTCTTGTTCTTTCGCCTGGTGTGCGCCGGAAGCCTTTATATAAGCATCGTTCATAATACGATTATACTTATCAGTTAAAATCTGTACATCACTTGCTTCTTCCATAGTAAGCGAATTTGCAACAATGGGTTTTACTTCTAAGAGTTTAGATTCAGTTTGAAATGATTTTTCTGCCGCTACTGTTTTGTCTACATATTCTTCAAACCAATGAGTTGTTTTCCAGTCATTATTTGAGTTCGGATAATTTATTTGGTCTCTGTACAGTTTTTCTGACCATGTGTAAGTTGGAATATTAATTAGTAAACCATCTGTGCCATCATTAACTAATGGTTTTTCTCCTGTTAGAAGTTTTTTCTCACTTGTCGAATCAACGGCTGCCGCGGCAGCAAATCCCAATGGCTTAGAATCGTATGTTCCGTTATTAATTTCTGTAATAATTTCTTCAGCAGTTCTCTCAAGGTTTATCTTATCTGTTATTTTCTTTATATCTGCCGGATTGTGTCCAGTAACATTCAAGTCTGCCCCAACAGCAATCTGGTACATTGCAACTTCGGCTTCTGAAACTGCGAAACCTGGAGTAGCATTTGGGTCTGCAAGTGCTGTATTAAAATAATCATTTATGGTTGTTACAGCCGCAGGAGTTCCTCTGTCTTCGGGTGATAATCCTACTAAGGCTAGTACTCCGTTTCGGGTTTCCTCTAATGCTGTACAACTTCCAGGAGATTTTCCGGAAGCACACGATTTTCCTAAACTTTCCCAGTTTTCTAGTGTATCAAGTGCATTGTTTCTTCTAACCATGAAGTCAAGGGCTGGGGCTTGATGGTATCCCAACTTTCCTGATGGATTTGCGGGATTTGATGAGAGAATATCTACAGTATCTTCTAAATCATCTGTTGCACTATCAACAGTCTTTTTCATCCTCTTATCAACTTCAGCGCCAAGTGGACTACTAAGAATAGTGATTGAACCGTCGGGCTCTGTGACAAAAAGTTCGCTATTTTTGTCCATGCCTATATTATTTTGAAGGGCCTCTATCTCATTTCTTGCTTTTAATTTTGATGCTTCGTTTTCTGCTTCTACTTGTTCAGCAAGTGCAAAAAGTTTTTCATTAGCAATTCTATTATAGTCATCAACAGTTAGTAGATTGGTATTTTTATCACCTTTTTCTTCTAACGGAGGTCCGATAGTAGGAGTAAAACTGGTAACAGTATCGAAACGAGTTTCTCTAACCATTGTCAATGTCTGAGTAAACAACCCTTGGCTAAAATTATTACTAATTGCAGTGACACAGTATAAGTGTGTTAGCATATCTGTTTTTAATACATTATCGTATAAATCAGTTCCGTCGGCTTTACCAGATTTTAATATTAGATAATTATATCCGTTATTACTAGTCAACATACTGTATCCTTTTTTAGACACTGCGCCAACATCTCCGAACTCTTCCTTTAATACTTTAGGAGGAAGATAGCCTTCTAACCAATGAGGGTCACCTTTGATGACCATAGATGCGTTAATCATACTGACTGATGCGCCCTTTGACTCATAATACTTTGCTCTAGCAAGTGCTAAGTTCTCTGGGTCAGTTGATTTTATAGTAGGTACAAAATCTGGGTCTGCCGAGGCTCGCAACACGCTATTGTAAATAATAGGATTATTTGCTTGACTTTTGATTACACTTTCAAAATCATCATTTGATAGTTTAGACAAAACATCATCGTCTAATTCTTCTAAAAGAATTATGTTTTTAGAATTTTTGTTTTTTGCGCCAGAAAGAATTTTTTGTGCGTTTTGTTTTACACCATTATTCCATCTTTCTTCTCCAGTCACATAGACCGCACTAGAAATGTAGTCTTTATATTGGCTGTCTACGCTTTCACTCTGGACTTTGTTTATATTCTTTTGGCTATTTAACTTAACTCTTTCTTTTTCAATAATCTCTTTAAGTTTCTTTCTTTCTTCAATCTGGTCTGCAAGAATAGGATATGACCCATCTTCGCCTTGTAGTGCCAAGATTTCAGTTTGTATCTGGTCTATTGATTTGCCTTTGAAGAATTCATTAGTTAATTGCTTTAACAATACGGCCGCTCTGTCGCCCGATTGTGGTCCTAAAGTTTGTGCATAAGCCTGTTCTAACGAACCCCTAAAGGTATCGTTATCATATTCTTGTAAACTTTTAAGTGATGCTTGATAATTTTCATCTGCCTTTATTAGTAACTTTTCTAACTCTTTTTGTTGTTCTTGTGATTTGTTTAGGATATTTTTAAAATTTTCTAATAATTCATTTCCCTCTACTGTATCTGCTTTTATAATATTTTGATATGCGTACCAGTCTGATGGTACAGAATATGTTTTTGCCAGGTACTGGTCTTGTGTGATATTAAAATCTAATATCTGGTCATTCTTTCCAGTGAACAAATAATGATATATCTTGTTGACATGTTGTTCTTCTAAAAGTTCTTTAAATGTAGTCCCAAATTCTTTTATTTTAACGGTCTCATCTAAAGAATTTTGAGTTATCAGGTTCTTCTCATAATCTATGAAGAATTCGACATTATAAGCCATTGTTCCTGTTATTGGATTAAATCCTTTCTTTTTTGGAACTATCCAAGGAATAATTTTATAAACTTTTGACCTTTTCGAATTGTCCTCAGTTAGTTCTTCTTTTATCTTTAATGTATTAAGAACAATATCATCTATAATTTTAAATATGCTCAGAAGAGGAAGAACTTGGCCTACTTGGTTAGCCATCGGAGGTTTCATATTTTTGATTGTATCTGCTGTTACACCGCTCATAGTTGAATCTTTTATCAATTCTTTAAACTGCTTAGACATTGTTATTCTATAAGTGTTTTGTAAATCTTCAACTAAAAGAGGATGTTTTCGCTTTGTATTTTTATTCAATTCATCTATGAAACTTCCTTCTTTTGGTGTACCATCTGTATCTTCTGTGACTCCCAAAGTATCATAAAGATTTTCTCCGACTATATATGTGAAAGTTCCTTCAGTTTTACTAACCGATGATTTATTTCCTATTACAGTGTCATTTAAAATAGTTCCTTGAAGAACCGTAGATGTTCCCCTTGCATCTGTTGTCGATGAAAGTCGTGTCACTTTTTGAAGTGTGAATGTTAATACTTTTGTTTGCGGCATTTTAACTGTTGAGCCGTCTGGTTTAACTCCTATGAAATTAATTTTCATATAGTAGTGAGCGGAGTCTACTCCTCTCCAGCCACACAAAGCAACCGCATTCTGTAAATTATCATTTAAACTTGTTTCGCCTACTTCTACGACAGAGAATTCTAAGTAAGTGGCTGTACCCGCAAGTTTACTAGATGATGCTATTCCGGCTCCTTGGGCATCTACTGTTAAATCTACAATATTGAATTCTGTAGTGACACCGGTTTTTGCTATTGTTATTTTTACATCTTCTGGCCCTGGCCAACCGTCGTTAACGACTGTTTGTACATTAAGAGATTCGCCAAATTCTTGGTATCGTATGTCGGCCTCTCGGTCAACGACAAACCATTCCAGTGTATATGTATAACTTTCGTATACATCAAGTGGGTTTTCAAAAAAATCGTTTGAGTCTATTAACTCATTTAACGAACTTGCTTGAGAATTATTCATTTACTTACACCATTTTACCAATATTATCTTTACTCGGAATTTTAATAGTAGTTCCTGCTGAAAAATCTCTAATCGGGTCAATCATAATATCTGAATTTCTATGAGCGAATACCCACCAGTATTTTGCAGTGCCATACATCTCGTAACTACACAAATCTGGCCTCTCGTCAAATTTTCCGGGTATAGTATATTCTGTATCGTATGGGTCTTTATAGATAAACCTTTTCTTCATTATATCTAATATTGTATCATCGATAATCGCTGTTCTGTTCCACGGAGAATTTTCTTTATACATAGCCTTTGTCCTTTAAATTTCCTGCAAGATAATCTTTAACACTGAAGTTTTCTCGTATACTTTTTGGTGAATATGTAGTCGATAATGACAAGACAAACATATTTGAAACGGGAACTCTCATACCGCTATTAGTCTCTACATAGTCTATATCAGAATCTAGGTTCCAAGTAAAGTCACTAATCACGCACGGCACATTTTTGTATATTCCATGTGCATTAAATCGTAATATTGGCGGAGGCATTCCTGGGTCATTATCTCTTAACCATTGCATTTTCATCATACCTCTAATCCATCGTGCTGAATTATATACATAGTCTGCTTCTTCTTCGCTTCTTACAATCATCGGCGCAGTTATGTTTAGTTCCATATTCGAATGACTGTCAAATGCACGTTGTTGAAAGTTCGAATGCGTCAATCCGTATTCAGAATAGTTCGAACTACTGATAATTGATATCGTAGGGGTGAACGGGAAGTTCAACCTTGTTGCAGTATTGCCATATGCACCTGCTGGACCGATTGAGGCATTTTTATTCGTTAAAATATTCTCATATCTCCCACTAGGGTCTTCTAAATATACTGGTTGTTTTGTATAATATGGGGATGCCATAACCTTACTCCTAATTCATTATAACAGTATTTATCGTTGTATTATGTGCGTATATTATGCCAGTATACGAATTTTGCTATATATAGCATTATACCACTTGACAAACGCAACTTTTATGTGTTATAATAGGTGTAACATTAGGAGAATTATACTATGGCAAGACGACAGAACTACTTAAACAATAAAGATATGTTGAAACAGATACATATCTCCAAGTCAAACTATTCTTGGTTTGAAGATAGAGATAAACATCATCAGCATGATATTATTCTGTATTCAACTAAAGAAATAGCAGACGCAGTAGAACAGGCAAGACAAAACAAAGCAAAACGCTTACAAAAATTGGCTTGGGACGCAAATACAGATAAAAAGAAAAAACAAGTTGATTTCGAAGTAGACCCCACTTCTTTCACTGAAGATGAAATTGTGTTTCGTGTAATGGGTTTTGACCATATACCAGACGAACCGGGCAGAAAAGCAAATCCGAAAACAGTTGCAGACCACAAAGTAAAATTGCCATTTCCTGCATTCACCCATTACACATATGTAGATGGAAAACTTAACGAAGTCGGAATCTCCCATTATAACAAAGACAAAGAATTTGATTTAGGTGCTGGTAAAATTACAGCCGTATTAGCAACGATGTATATCAAACTCGTAGAAAGATATTCTCAGCGTTCTAACTGGCGTGGTTATACATACATCGATGAGATGCGTGGTCAAGCATTGCTACAATTAGCACAAATTGGATTACAATTTAACGAAGACAAGAGTGATAACCCATTTGCTTACTACACAACAGTAGTAAACAATTCATTCACTCGTGTTCTCAACATAGAAAAGAAAAATCAAGGCATACGTGATGACTTGCTCGAAAAAGCAGGACAGGCGCCAAGTTGGACAAGACAATTGGCACACGAAATGAAATCTCAGGAGCGTTGGCAGAAAGTCGTCAAAACAAAAATTACAGACGATGCTATTCCAACAGAAACCATTAAAGAGATTTATGCCGACAATGACTAATAATCTATTCAAAAAGGCCGCGTGTTTTACAGATATCCATTGGGGACTAAAGAACAACGCAAAACAACACAACGAAGATTGTTTAGATTTTGTTGATTGGTTTATAGAAGACGCAAAGAAAAGAGATTGCGAAACTTGTATATTCTTAGGCGACTGGCATCATAACAGGTCAAGTCTAAACATATCAACAATGAAATACAGTCTTGCTGGTCTTCGTAGACTGAGTGCGGCGTTTGAAAAAGTTTATGTTATCCTAGGCAACCACGATTTATTCTACCGTGAAACACGTGATGTAAACTCAATGGAATTCATTGATGATTTGCCTAATATTGTATTAGTGCGTGACACACTTATTGAAGGTGATGTCGGTATTGTGCCGTGGTTAGTCGGTGATGAATGGAAGAAGATTCCTAAGATAAAGACAAAGTACATCTTTAGTCATTTAGAGTTACCCACATTTAAACTCAATGCAATGATTGAAATGCCTGACCACGGTGGTCTTAAAGGCAGTATGTTTAAGAACCAAGATTATGTGTTCACTGGACACTTTCATCAGCGCCAAGTAAAAGATAATGTAATTTATATTGGCAATGCATTCCCTCATAACTTCTCAGATAATTGGGATGATGATAGAGGTTGGATGTTCTTAGAGTGGGATAAAGAACCAGAGTTCTTCACTTGGAAAGATGCACCAAAATACAGAACAATTGCATTATCAAAACTATTAGATTCACCAGAAAAATTTCTACTACCAAAAACAACAGTAAAAATATCACTAGATATCGATATTTCTTACGAAGAAGCAAATTTTATTAAGGATACATTTGTAGAAACATACAATTTACGAGATGTAACATTAGTACCAGTCAAAACAAATGAACACGAAAATGATACTGGCGCTGAAATACACTTTGAAACAATAGATGAAATTGTGGTATCGCAATTAGCATCACTAGACGATAACGGCAGTTTTGACAAAAACGTACTTATAGAAATTTATAACAATTTATGAAGAGAATACTAATCACTGGAAGTCGTAAGTACGGCTTATGCGAGGCTATTTGTAACCTGTTTGATACAATATCAGACATCGAATATGAAACTGCAAGTAGAAGTAATGGGTTTAATTTAGACTCAAGTACCGGACAGAACAAATTAGCAGAGTACTACATTGATAATAACTTTGATGTCTTTATTAACAATTCTGCATTATGGAAGTTTCATCAAGTAATGACTGTAGAAACGATGTACAACGCTATGGAAGAAGCAGACAGACCTGGGCATATCGTAAACATTGGGTCAACTGCTGACACTGGTGTAAAGGGTAGAACATGGAGATACCCAACAGAAAAGAAAGCACTTAAGGCTTACAACAGAGATTTAACATATAGAACAATGGGCGGCAGTAATATAAAGACAACATTAATTTCACCAGGAAGTTTAACAACAGCAAGTGTAGTGAAAAAACATCCTGATAGAAAATTGATTGATGTAGAATACATAGCAGAGTTAGTGGTATGGATAATCAATCAACCAAAATACATTAATGTCAACGAATTATCGATTGACCCTATTCAATCCGGAACTTACGCAAGAGAGGTATAAGTTTGTTAACAATTAAGAATATAACAATAAGAAATTTTATGAGTGTGGGTAATGTCACACAAGCAGTAAAGTTAGACCAAGATGAACTAACTTTAGTATTAGGTAACAATGTAGATTTAGGCGGAGATGGTTCTCGTAACGGAACTGGTAAGACTACATTAATCAATGCATTATCATACGGACTATATGGTAAAGCACTTACAAACATTAAGCAGAACAATCTAATCAACAAGACTAATGGCAAAGGTATGATGGTCACAGTTGATTTCACTTACAATGGAAATGATTATCGCATTGAGCGTGGTCGTTCACCAAATGTATTTCACTTCTTACGAGACGGCATGGAACTTGGCGACAATGATATTGAGAATGCTGGTCAAGGCGAAATGCGAATGACCCAATTCGAAGTAGAAAATGTTATTGGTCTTTCTCATTCAATGTTCAAACACATTGTTGCACTGAACACATACACTGAACCATTCTTGTCTCTAAAAGCAGGAGACCAACGAGAGTTAATCGAAGAACTCCTAGGAATTACAGAACTCTCTCGTAAAGCAGAAGCACTAAAAGAGATTTCAAAGAATACAAAAGAGCAAATAAGAGAAGAAGAATATACATTAAAAGCCGCTGAAGATACAAATGCTCGTATTCTAAAAAGTATTAAAGACATCGAGCGTAGACAGAAAGTTTGGACTAACAAACAACAGACAGATTTGGAAACACTCGAAACAGAGTTGTCATCATTATCACATTTAGATATCGAATCTGAGTTAAAGAACCACGAGTTGTTGGTAACATATAACGAAAATTTGGCTGCCCAAAATCAAGCAACATCTTGGATTAACAGTATCGAAGCAGATAATACAAAGCAATCTAAACTAATAGAACGATTAGAAAAAGAGATAACACTAATCGAAGAACATAAATGCCATGCTTGTGGACAAGAAATACACGATGACAAGCAAGAAGAGATATTAACAAATAAGAATACACAGAAAGATGAAGCAGTTGAACATTTGTCTGGAAATAAAAGTTCGCTAGACGAATACAATACAGTAATGGAAACAATTGGTGATATCGGCAATAAACCTAAAACATTTTATGATACATTATCGGATGCATATCAACATCAAAATTCTGTGGAAAAATTACAAGAAGCAATTGAGAGTAATAAAAAAACAGAAGACCCGTATGCTGACCAAATTGCTGATATGCGTGATAGTGCATTAGAAGACGTAGACTACGGTCACATGAATACACTAAAATCATTATTAGACCACCAAGACTTCTTATTGAAACTATTGACTAATAAAGATAGTTTCATTCGTAAGAAGATTATAGACCAGAACTTAAGTTACTTAAATTCTCGTCTAGCACACTACTTAGATAAACTAGGATTACCACACGATGTTATATTCCAGAGTGATTTGTCAGTAGAAATCACTGAATTAGGTCGTGATTTAGACTTCGATAATCTAAGTAGAGGTGAAAGAAATCGACTTATATTAGGTTTAAGTTGGAGTTTCCGTGATATATTCGAGTCATTATACAGCACAATTAACGTGTTATTTGTTGATGAATTGATAGATAGCGGAATGGACACAAACGGTGTCGAATCATCACTTGCTATTCTTAAGAAGATGGCAAGAGATGGAAATAGAAGTGTGTATTTGATTTCACACAAAGACGAATTACAAGGACGAGTAGAAAGTGTCCTTAATGTAATAAAAGAAAATGGTTTCACAAGTTTTTCCCACGAAGAGGAAAGCGCCATGTACAAAACATAGGAGTAATATATGAGTACTGATACAGCAATAGTTGAAGCAATGGAAACTTATCTAGCAGAGAATGCCAAGTTTGAAGAAAAGGGTGTGAAAGCATCTGCGGCTCGTGCCAGAAAAGCACTAGGCGATATTGGAAAACTTACGAAGGTTCGTAGAGCAGAAATCCAAGATAAAAAGAATACTATGTAAAAATGGTTTGTATAGAAAGTTATATCCCAAAATTCCTAGATATGATGTACGACAGCGAGATTGCTAAACATCTCACTATCGAAGAAGTACGGGATGCATTCCATACAAATCAAATTCAAAGCAAAAAACAAGCAAGTCTAGCCTTTGATTCAATAAGTAATAATACTAATAAAGTGTTATATATTGGGTCGTGGCTAGGCTTTCTTACTAGGGCACTAGTTGAAAAATATCCATCCATAAACTTCTATGAAGTCGATATGGACACAAGATGTAAAGAAGTTAGTGGTCGTTTCAATTACACATTCGAAAATTATCTAGGTCACGAATCTACAAACATTGATAAGTTTAAATCAATCAATGAGTTTGATACAGTTATTAATCTTAGTTGTGAACATATGACTACGGATTGGTATAATAGAATAAAACCAGGAACACATCTTGTTATACAAAGTAACAATCTGATAATTGATGACCACATAAATAATTGCGAAACATTAGAAGACTTCAAAGATAAGTATCCTCTTAGTGAAATAAAGTACGAAAACGCACTAGAACTCAATGTTTTTACTAGATTCACACTTTCTGGAAAAAAATAATAAAAAAAACTACAAAAATACTTGACAATGGGTTTACTATGTGTTATTATGGAATAATCAACGATGATTTCTGTGTCTCCTCTAAACCTCTCTCATCGACATAGAAAAATCGTTGCTTACTCTCGTATTTCATATGAGAGTGGTGGGTTAGACCTTAACGTACCACTGTAAAAAGCACAAAAAGGAAATGTAAGGCGGGAAACCCAGTAGCAGAAATGTTACTGGGTTTTTCTTTGCCTAAATACTTATATCTTAGAGGAGTTAAATGATGTCACCAAAAACAATTGAAAGAGTAAAATGGCTTGCCACGTTTATGTTTGTGTGTGCGGGAACATTGATATCTTTAAACTTACCACAATCTAAGTATGCATTTCCATTATTTGCATCAGGACATCTGATTGCAATATATGTCTTTACCGTATTAAAGGATAAACCTCTAATAGTCCAAAATTACTTTTTCTTATGTATTGATTTGATAGGAATATATCAGTGGATATTAGCGCCTATATTTTTTGTTTAACGCTGTTTAGATACTCAGTAAGAATTTTCGAACTTCCCACTCGTACATTGATAATGCCGTTATAGTACTCATCTGTCTCAAGTACTCTACGGTCAAACTGTTCTTTGGCTTCTACATAACTTAATGCGCCACGGCTCGGACAGTAATGTAGAATTTCACGTGAAAATTTATCGGGGCCTAATTTTTTTACATCCGCATTCAAATGGTCAGAAGAACCCCAATATGTTCTCCAATCACTTTCTTTAAATCCACGTCTTTTGTTCTTACGTCCTTTAAGTGGAGGTTTAGTGGTTTTAAATCTCGCTAACTTCTTACCTATGTATTTTCGGTCATTTGTAAGATTCGTAATAAGATACACAAATCCCTCAACATCATCAGGTAATTCATTTACAACTTTATTGTTATATTTCCATTCACTCATTATCGTCTCATTGTATATATCTTAATAGGTCTAAAGACCTAATATCATCAGAAATTTCTTTTCGTTCCACTCAAAGAAGATTTCCTCGATATTTATTTCTTCCATACAATTATATATCTATATTATAAAACCATTATTTTATTACTTGTTCAGTTTGGAAGACACAATTGCCCATCCACTGGACAATTGCGAATGAAACCTGTTCTTGTTCATCAGATTCTATGTCTAAGTTAGCCACTAGCAATGGCGAGGTCGGTTGGCGATTCCCTCATAACTTAGCATTGCGTCTTTCGACCCAACGGCACTTTGAATAATCCACATAGAATAAAATATCATCAAAGTTGGTAGTGTTTTAACCTACCCGCGGTTTGTACATTTCTGTACGGTAAATACTAGTCATTCATTACCTTTAGAGTAACGAATGTTAAAATACGAAATAAAATTTGTGGTTAACGAGAAGCAGTGTCGGATTTCACCCAACTTGTCTGAACGTATGTATAATATACGCCCTCAATCCCGAGTCGGCATCCCGACTAACAGTTCCACTATGTATTGTTTTATTGTAATCATTATTAGCCTTTGGGGATTTATATTAGAATTAAAAATGTTTTTTTGAATCGATTTGTATTAGTTATGCTGACCATACTAACATAGTGGAAAAGGGATGTCAACCTTTTTTGTAACTTTTTTTGTATTTTTTATAAAATAGGTGTTCCAGCGTTTTTACTGAGTTCAAAGTTGTCTCTAACTATCTCATTTAGATAATCTATATGATTGGCCGGCATCTCGTGGAGTTCTGATATACTGACGCCACCCCTCATGTACCAAGATAGTTTATATAAAGTCTTATGTAGATTATCAAGTTTTTTTAGATAAGACTCTTGCTTTTCTACTATTTCCTCGCCGCTGGCAGTCTTTAACCAGCCTAGGAAAAATTTACGGGGTTTAACTCAAACTTTATTTTATCTCGGTGGTCACAAGCATCACAAGTAAACTCAAATGTCGTTAAGTCTTCTGGTTTTTTGGTTACCAATTTTACTCTGTCATTAACTTCTTTGACAATTGTCGCTGGAATATTGTTCATAAATTCCATAATACTTTCTTCGTCGGACACTGTCTCATCTGGCGTCTCAATTCTGTTTATTGAACTAATTAACAAGTCTACGTTTTGTTTTGATACTTTTCTAAAACTAATTGCAAATTGTTTTGCTAGTTCCATTTCAGTTATATCATCTTCGCTCACTGCTTGTATGCTTTGCAAAATACGTTGTTGCTCAACATCGATTAATGCTAGGCGTGTCATACTTTCTATTCTTGGAGGAGTAATATAGATTTTTAAGTCTCCGTGTTTAATGGGCTCAACCTCTTGTATTTCCGGAAACTTTTCAAGCACGTTGTTTATATCTATATTGTATTCTGCTTGTTCTTCACATTTAGTGCAAGTGTGTAAATGTGTAACAGTTTTGCCGTATGTTGCGTATTTGATTGCTAAAAATAATAAGTCTGCATCTATACTACATAGATTTCTTGGGTCGGGAATTGACGGAACACAACTTGAAATAACAGTCATTAGTGCTTCGCCATTAAGAAGTGCATCTGGATTTTGCATTGATATCTCATCGATAGCAGTCATCGGCATCACTGGAATTTCATCTAATATTGTTTTAGGAATTTCTGGATTAAATCTGCCACCTGTTGGTATTTGTACATAAATTGTGGGTTTACGAAAGTATTTGGATAATGGGTTTGCTTGTTCGCTCATTTTGTTTCCTTTGATAAATACAGTATAAGTTAATTAATTGGATAATTAAGTATGAATATAATTATCTTCATTAATATTTATCTTTAATAATAACTACGAAGTTTTAGAATAGAGAGTACTAATGGCAACAGACGAACAAAATGTTTATATAACGGGCTCCAGTCTAGCAGATTGGAGTACAGAAGCAACTCAGGCACAAATTGCGGGTAGTCTAAAGCAGATTCAAGCAGATGGTAATGCCATGATTAGGATGCTAACTCATATTGCTAATGGAACAAAGATATCAGCAAAAGAACTTAAACAAGCCAAAGATTCAGTTAAAACAGGTAATAGAATTGAAGCAGTTAATAACAAAAAAGAACAGACACGAGACAATAGAGTTATCAATAGTCAACAAAAAATAGCAAGTACGGGTCTTGCTACTCTGTCTGCTATGACGGGCTTAAGGTCAGATATAGTTGATGTTGAGAGAAAACAGAAAAAGAGAGATGAGTACTTTCACTCATTACAAAAACAAGGCTTCACTGATGAAGCCGCTGGAAAGGGCGCCGATAGAAAAATACAAATGGACCTTTATCGCAGACTGGGTGATGTTATAGGTGGTTTTACTATTGCCACAGCAGGAATTGCCGAAGCGGCATCTTCCGGTCTACGCCAAGGATTTAATGAGAGATTTGCAATGGTTGCCGAAATGAGACAAGCAGGACTACTCGGAAATATGAGTGATGTCGAAGCGGGTTTTATAGAGATGTCACAGGTGATATCTGCAACTAATTTTAGTTTCGGCGAAGCATCAGAATTCACCAAAGAATTTGCTAGAGCAGTCGGTGTTATGGGAGTTAAGGCCGCATTAGATTTTTCAAACAGTATCGCTGACGAGTCTGGCAGTGATTTTATGAGAAAATATGCATTAGAATTTGGCCAAGTTGCCAACATCGCCGGAGAATATATTGACTCACTAAGAATAGGTGGACAACTTAGTACTATGAGTGATAAAGATATGCGGTCTGGAATGAATGATTTTATGTCTAATGTAGAAATGACTTCAAATGTATTAAAAATCTCAATGGAAGAAGCGGCGGCATTAATGAAGAAAGCAGTCGGACCAACTGATGTAGCATTATTGGCAATGTTACCTGAAGAACAAAGAAAAGCGATTGAGGCTGGATTCCAGTCAGTAAATGCACAAGGTAATCCTATGTCAGAAACACTCGCAAAAAGATTAGCGGCGGGTAGCAGAGGCGCATTCTTACAGACAGCAGAATACCAAGAGATGGCACAAACTGCACCAGGACGAGAAGTTCTTAATTTCGTTGAACAAATGGCAAATACATTAGAAACAGGGTCAAACGAAGATTTTCAGTCAGCACTAGCACAGGGATTTCCAGAACTTGCAACCAGTCTTATTGAAATGACAAGAGGAACGGGCGTAGGAGTTCAATTACTTAACGACCCACAATTAGCAGGGATGGTTGGTTCGATTATCGAAGCATCTCAAAATTACGGAGATGCTGACAAGGGCACGTCAAAAGGCACACAAAACGATGCAGAGAAAGAGATGACATCTCGTATGATTCAAGTAAGAGAGGCACTTATTTTGAGTGAGGCAGCGTTAAACATACACATGGAATCTTTCATTGATAATATGAGAACAATTACTGAGTCTCAAAGAGAACTAGCAATTGAAACGGCCAAGATGTTATCTACCATGGTACCTGTAACAGACACCCTTTCTGGAATATCAACATTTTACCAAACTCTGAAAAATACAGCATTTACCAAACTTGCTGAAATGGTAACCATTGGCGAAGTTGACCCGTCAATACAGGCTATTATTGATGCACAGAATCTAACTTCAGAATTAAATGGCACAACTTTACCGTCAGTGGTGGAATTTGGAAGCAGGTCTGATGGGTTAAACAGTTCTATAGATACTCGAATGGCCACTTTTAAGAACACAATGAAAGAAATTGATGACAGCGATTTTTCCAACAGTGACAAACTTAAAGAGTTAGAGAAGTTGTATTCGGCATTTAAACTACAAGCCGAAACAACTCAAGCATTAATTGTAAGAAATAATGACGCAATAACTGACAACGAAGGTTTAACCAAAACTTGGGCAGATAATTATCAGGATATTCAAAGATTTGCCCAATCACTTGATGACTTGGTTAGGGAACTAAAATAAATATAGGTATAGGGTTGACAATATATATAAAATATGTTAAGATAGATAAATTAGGATTAAATTATGACTTGGAAAAAGTACTTTAAAACATACGATGGTGTGCCTCGCCGTGCGCCAGACACTGGACCAGCAACAAACAATGCATCCAGTTCAAAATACAGCAGTTGGCTGCCAGAGGTTTATTTGGGACAACCCAATAGGGCTCAAAGATACGGACAGTACGACCAAATGGATATGGATTCCGAAGTCAACGCGGCACTAGATACGATTGCTGAGTTCTCTACTCTCTTTAGCGAAACTACTAAACTGCCATTTAACATTCAATACAATGACGACCCATCATTTACTGAAAACGAAGTTCTTCAAAAATCACTGCGTCAGTGGTGTTCAATGAATAAAATGAACAAACGTATTTTTAGAATTTTTAGAAATACAGTAAAGTACGGCGACCAATTATTCGTAAGAGACCCAGAAACATATAAACTATATTGGGTAAATCCTGCAAAAGTTGAAAAAGTTGTCGTAAACGAAGGCAAAGGTAAAAAGATTGAAGCATATTATATTAAAGATTTAGACATCAATATGCAAAGTCTCAACATCACAGCAGACAGTGTTAAACTATCACAAACAGGAAGTCAGCATATGGGTATTCCAACTCAGACATCTGGCACACAACAAGGATATTCATCTGCTTCGCCACAGGCTGGAAGATTTACTCAAGACCAATCATCAACAGCAATTGATGCCAAACATGTTATTCACGTATCTTTAAGTGAAGGTATCGACCAATACTGGCCGTTCGGCACAAGTATGCTTGAGCCTGTATTTAAAGTATACAAACAAAAAGAATTATTAGAAGATAGTATTATTATCTATCGTGTTCAAAGAGCGCCAGAACGTAGAGTATTTTATATTGATGTTGGTGATATGCCAACTCATAAAGCACGTCAACACTTAGAACGTATTAAGAATGAAATTCATCAACGTAGAATCCCATCTAAAACTGGTGGTGGTGCTAACGTTGTTGACAGTGCATACAATCCACTTTCTATTATGGAAGATTACTTCTTTGCTCAAACAGCCGAGGGTCGCGGTTCTAAAGTTGAAACACTTCCAGGTGGTGAGAACTTAGGAGAAATTGATGACTTGAAATTCTTCAATGACAAACTACTTAGAGGTTTGCGTGTTCCGCCAAGTTACTTGGGTGGTATGGATGCAAATGGTTCTGCGTTTAACGATGGTAGAACTGGTACTGCAATGATACAAGAGTTCAGATTTACAAAGTATTGTGAAAGACTACAACAACTTATTGTTGAAGAACTAGATAAAGAATTTAAGATGTTCTTAAAGCACCGTGGTGTTTTGATTGAAAGTAGTTCATTTGACTTATCATTTAACGTTGTTCAGAACTTTGGTAAGTATCGTCAAGCAGAAGTAGACCAAGTAGCAATGAACGTATTTACAAGTATCGAAGGCGCAGATTACATCAGTAAACGTTTCGCAATGAAACGTTTCTTAGGACTATCTGAAGAAGAAGTCTTAGAAAATGCATCACTGTGGAAAGAAGAACGTGACCTGTCTGACCCACTCGCACAAAGTGAAGATGGGCTTAAAGGTGTTGGAGCATCTCCAGGACCAGCAGGTGGCGACTTTGACAGTGCGGATTTTGATGCAGACGATTTAGATGACGAAGATGATAATGTTTCCGGAACAGAATCTCCTATTTCTGGCGCAGAAAACAGCGATACAGATACTATTTCTGACGATAATACATAAATACAATAAGCGAGGGGCGTAATAATCGTTCTTTAATAATTGTTTATTCAAGGAGAATATAAAATGGCAGTAATACAAACAATAACTATCACTGATGATAGTGGAACATCACACGCTGATATGGATGCATTAATGACAGCATTTCATAATGATTGTACAGAAGATGCGGCTATAGTAGCAAAAATCGAAGAAGCAACAGCCGAGGGTACAGCAGTTGCAACATCTACTCTTTCAGAAGCGGGCGATTCCCTTCATATTATTAGAACATGGTCTGATTCTGCTTGGGCAGAAATCAAAGATATGCCTTCAGCAACTATTGGTGAAGGTTGGACTGTAGCATCGTCAGATGACCAGTAATCGTATTAAGATTTTTTTAAAAGACGGGCAAGTATAATGAAATATATTGAGATAAATGAAAATTATTCTCCAGAAGATGACGAGTTTACAAGTATCGATTTAGATGATACACGTAAAACTCGCTTGACTCTTGCCCATCTTTCTAAACTAAGAAAAATTAGAGAGTATAGGAAATACCAAAAAGGTGCCGAAAAAGCACAGGTAAAACAACAGTATGGTGGACCTTCAGAGGCACCATCAGGTGGCGGCCTAGACTTATAATATACAAGATAATAATAGAATTAAGTATCACTTTATAAAAAGTAATATTTCACTAAATATCTTAACATCCTCTTTAAAACCGTCAAAACCACTCATTTTGCCGTATATTTTCAATATACGAGCATAACTCCCATAAATACTTGTGTATGAAACAAATCATATCTTTTACTTGCTAACTGGTATGATATATGTTCGTTTCTATAACCGCCGCACCTTGTGGCTATGAATAAGATTAATAAGGAGACTTATAATGTCCAGAAGTACACTAGAACAAGTGCTAGAATTGTTAATCAACGAAGAAAATGCAAAAGCAGAATCGCTTTTACACGACTTTGTTGTTGAACAAGCACGACAAATCCATGAGGATTCTCTTAACGAAAGCGACACCGTTGTAGAAGAAGAACTTGAGGAAATTGAAGAATCAGAAGAAGTCGAATCTTTGGTAGATGATATCGAAGAAGATTCTGACGAAATTGAAAATGAAGAAATCTTTGATGACGAAGATGTTTCTGATGAAGAGGCTGTTGATGACTTAGAAATGAGTGATGAAGAAGCACCGGAAGAAGAAATCGAAGACAGAGTTGAAGATTTAGAGTCAGCACTATCAGACCTAGAAGCAGAATTTGAAAAAATTATGTCTGGCGAAGATGATGCAGAAGATGAAGGCGAAGAAGACATGGATATGGACGGCATCGATTTAGATATCGAAGAGCCTGAAATGGAAGAGTCAGTTGAAGAAACTTTCGAAGAAGCAGAAGAAACTGATGAACCAGTTGAAGAAGCGGCATCTGAAGACTTAGACGAAGAAGAAGAAGAGAAGTTGGAAGAGTATACTATTCCAGCAACTGCTAAAGAAGGCGATGATGGAGAAGGTTCTTCACCAGTAGCCAAAGATGGCGGCGCAGACGAAAGTGGTGCGGCACCAGTTGGACAAAACGATGGTAACACATCAGGCGGTTCAGCATCAGCAGAAGATATGAAAACAGGCAATGTAAACACAGTTGGCAATAAAAAAGCGCCAGCGCCGAAAAAAGCCTAAGTAATAAAATCTTTTTAGGAGAAACCAATGACAGTTCTTATTGAAAAATATACACATAATCAAGCAAACGTTAAATCACGTATTGTTGAGAACGAGTCAGGTGAAAAGAATATGTTTATGGAAGGTATTTTTGTACAGGGTAACGTCAAAAATGCTAACCAAAGAATGTATCCTGTGAACGAAATTCAAAAAGCAGTGGAATCAGTCCAACAAAGAATTAAGGAAGGATTTCCAGTTTTAGGCGAATGCGACCATCCACCTGAATTAACAGTCAACGTTGACCGAGTATCACACATTATTGAAAATATGTGGATGGACGGTGCAGACGGATTTGGTAAACTTAAAATTGTTCCTACGCCAATGGGCAACATTATTAGAACATTAATCGAATCAGGTGCCACTTTAGGTGTCTCGTCTCGTGGTTCTGGTGAAGTTGACAATAGTGGCAAAGTGAGCAATTATGAAATTATCACGGTTGATATTGTGGCACAGCCAAGTGCCCCGGATGCATATCCAAAAGCAATATACGAAGGATTAATGAACATGAATGGCGGCTTTGATACATGGAAGTTAGCACAGAGTGTTCAACACGACAAGACAGCACAAAAGTACTTGTCAAAAGAAATAGTTAAGTTCATAAGAGAACTTAAACTTTAATAGAAGAAGGAGAACCAACAATGGCACAAAATGAAATCCTTGCTGGCCTTCTTGAGTCTGATGTTTTGAGTGAAGAAGTTTCTACTCAAATTTCAGAGGCTTGGGAAGCACAAATAAATGAAGCAAGAGAGGAGATAACAGCCGAGTTGCGTGAAGAGTTTGCACAGAAGTTTGAACACGACAAATCAGTGATTGTTGAAGCAATGGATAACATGCTTTCAACTGCAATCAAAACTGAAATGGATGAGTTTAAAACAGACCGTGAAGCCCTAATCGCAGAGCGTGTTGCATATAAGAAAGCAATTTCTGAACATGCATCAATCCTTGAAAAATTCATTACTTCTCAATTAGCAAATGAAGTCAAAGAACTTAGAGCCGACCGCAAGAAAGTTAACGAACATTTAGGTAGAACTAAAGAATTCGTTGTTAAACAACTTTCACGTGAATTGGCAGAGTTCCACGATGATAAGCGTGATTTAGTGGAAACTAAAGTACGCATGGTAGCAGAAGGTAAAGAAATTCTTACTAAAACTAAGAATTCATTTATCAAGCGTTCAGCAGAATTAGTCGAAAAGACAATTGATACTGCTCTACGTTCTGAATTGGCTGTTCTTAAAGAGGACATCCAAGCGGCGAAAGAAAACGAGTTTGGCCGTAAGATTTTTGATACATTCGCAGGCGAATTCATGACCTCACAATTAAGTGAAGGTACTGAAGTTGCTAAGATGTCTAAGAAATTAGAAGAATCCGCTACTAAGATTGCGAAGTTAGAAGACACAATTACTGAGAAAGAATCAGCAATTACAAGCGCCGAAACTGCACAGAAAGTGTTAGAAGACAGAATGGACCGAAACAAGGTCATGGAAAGTCTTTTATCGCCTCTAGGCAAAGAAAAGCGTACAGTAATGGTTGACTTACTTGAAACAGTAAAAACAACTAATTTAAAATCTGCATTTAAGAAGTATTTACCTGCAGTTTTGAATGAGACAGTCTCATCAGAGGCAAAACAATCGTTAAATGAAGGCAAAGTAACAGAACACACTGGCGATAGAGACGAAGAAGTAGTAACTTCAGCGTCACCATCACAGGGTAGCGATGCCAATATAATCCAGTTAAAGAAATTGGCTGGACTTAAATAATAACCAGAAACAGGAGAGAAAGATGGAAAATCTTTTCGAAGGAAATAATTGGGACACTACACGTGAAACTTTACTAGACGGTCTAGAAGGTAACAAACGTGACGTAATGTCTTCAGTTTTAGAAAACACAAAATCAGCACTTACAGAAAGTGCTACAGCAGGTGCATCACAGGCTGGTAATATTGCTACATTGAACAAAGTTATTTTACCAATCATTAGACGTGTTATGCCAACTGTAATTGCAAACGAAATTATTGGTGTTCAACCAATGACTGGTCCAGTAGGACAAATCCATACACTACGTGTAAGATATGCTGAAACTGTAGGTTCAACTACAGCAGGTTCAGAAGCACTATCACCTTTTGATATTGCTACAGCATATTCTGGCGACGGTACAAACGCTCCGGCGTCTACTTCGTCAATGGAAGGCGATGCAGGTAACAAAATGTCAATTCAAGTGTTAAAGCAAACAGTTGAAGCGAAGACACGTAAGTTATCAGCACGTTGGACATTTGAAGCGGCACAAGATGCTAATTCAATGCACGGTTTGGATGTTGAAGCAGAAATCATGGCAGCACTTGCTATGGAAATCACTGCTGAAATTGACCAAGAAATCTTAACATCATTAGGTAACCTAGCAACAGGTTCTGCGTCATATGACCAGACTCAAGCAACAGGTACTCCAACATTTGTTGGTGACGAACATGCGGCACTTGCAACTATGATGAACAGAGAAGCAAACTTAATTGCACAACGCACTCGTAGAGGCGCGGCAAACTGGGCAGTTGTTTCACCTGCGGCACTTACAGTGCTACAGTCAGCAACTACATCAGCATTTGCTCGTACTACTGAAGGTACTTTCGAAGCACCTACAAACACTAAGTTTGTTGGTACTCTAAACGGTACTATGCGTATTTACGTAAACACTTATGCCAACGATGCTACACCAGTACTTCTTGGTTATAAAGGTCAAGGCGAAATTGACGCGGCTGCGTTCTATTGCCCGTACGTTCCATTAATGTCATCAGGCGTTGTGGTTGACCCAGGCACTTTTGAGCCAGTAGTATCATTCATGACTCGTTATGGTTATGTTGAACTAAACAACACTGCATCATCACTTGGTAATGCGGCTGACTATGTTTCAAAAATTGCTATGTCAAACCTTTCATTCCTATAATATTTTATTATATTATAAATTGAATATAGAAAGCCACCTTCGGGTGGCTTTTTTATTGCCCGTTTGCCTGCTATAAAGATAAATACAATTAACATTATAAAGTTTATTTTTTTGGAAGAATACAATGGCAGAACAGATTAAATTTGGTGATAAATTATTTCTCAAAGGCGAAACATTAATTTTAGATAACGGCGCAAGTAATGCCGTAATCAAACCTAAAAATGGTACACTAAAAATTGATGGTAATCTGACTGTTTCCGGAACTCAAACTGTAGTAGAGTCCGAAACTGTAACGATTGCTGACAATATACTCCTCGTCAATTCAAATGTAACCGGTACACCAACAGAAAATGGTGGTATCGAAATTGAAAGAGGAACAAGTGATAACGCATCTATTCTTTGGAATGAAACTGCCGACAAATTCGAATTAAAAGTTGGCTCTGCAAGTGCAGACCTTGTAGCAAATGTAATTACTACAACTAATGTGATTGGTGCATTTACTGGTGATTTATCTGGTAATGTTACCTCTATGGGTCTATCAACATTTGCAGACATAGATATCAATGGTCCAGGAAATATAGACGCTACAGTAATCGGCGCAACTACACCTGCCGCTGGTACTTTCACAACTTTAAACGCAACTACGATATCAGGAGCAGTAACCGGTACAGTTACTAGTATCGCTAACCACGATACAGATGATTTAACAGAAGGCACAAGTAATCTTTATTATACTCAAGCGAGAGTTGATGCAAGATATGCCCAACTACAAGCAGACTCTAATTTTATAGAAACATTAGATGGCCAAACAGGGTCATATTACTTAGATTATAATAATTTTACGGGCACTCCAACTACTACAAGCAGTCTTGCCAATCATAGTATAGACGCATTAAATGATGTAGATACTACCACAGCGGCTCCTACAACAGGTCAAACTATCATATGGAATGGTAGTAACTTTGTTCCAGGAGAAAGTTTTAGTCAAGCAGATTTCAACACAGCATTCACTGCCAAAGATACAGATGATTTATCAGAAGGTACAACAAACTTATATTATACTGATGCTAGAACACAAGCAGTTTCAATAAACAATCTTGTAGAAGATACATCACCGCAGTTAGGTGGTACTTTAGATTTAAATACATTTGACCTTACTACAACTGACCCAACAGTTTCATTAACAACCACATTAACGCCAGTAACAGCACAAGGTACAGTGGGTGCATCAACTGAGACAAATTTATCTAACACTACAGTTACAGTTAATACACAGGCAGATGTCGCAAATGCGGTAAGCAGTTATATAACACTTTCAAGTACTGAAATAACTAATCTAGCATTTAAAGGCGAGATATCATTAACTTATTTTGGTGCGGCAGCAACATCTAGTAATTTTGTTTGGAGAGATGTATCTGATAGTGCAGAACAAAACAATATGGTTATTGTTTATTCTCCGCCAACAGACGAATATACATTTACATTACCAACAGACGCAACATTTCCAATAAACTCACTTGACGCTGATATTTACTTTAAGCAATACGCCTATGGCGAAATGACAGTAACGAGTGCTACCGCACTTAGTAGTTCTACTATTCAACTTAGAGATGCTAACGGTTTTTATATCGATAAAGACCATGTGACAGTTACTAGTTTAGGTGGCACAAGTTATAAAATTGTTTTCTGGACACATGATGTGAGTGCAGGAGATGTCATTGATGTAATAGCGGCATCAGCCCAAACAGCAATTTTTGAATGGGGTACTTCTACATTCTCTGAAACTGGTATTACTATGACGGCAGAAAGTTTCTCTTTAACATCGTCTTCTAATGATATATTCGCAATGGGTGACTTAAACTTCACCGCGGGATTATCTACTGGCGAAGTGGTCGGAACTTTCATCTATGATGAACCTACTAATAAATCTATACTTTCTGGATTAACAACGATTACGATTGACGGAACTTCATATCTTTCAGCATCAACTATAACTGATGTTCCAGTTGTATTAACTGGTAACTCAGGCACTGGAAACGAGGTATCTATCGCAGTGGGTTCAGCAACAGACGGAAGACTACGATTGATGAACAATGTCGGTGCATTAATTTACAAATTCCCAGCGGCAGACGGAACAGCAAATCAAGTAATGAAGACTGATGGCTCTGGCGATTTAGTTTGGGCTAACGACACTGATACAACCTATGTAAGTTCAGACTTCACACACGATGACTTAACTGGTTTCGTAGCAGACGAACACATTGATTGGACAACAGCAAGTGCGGGAACTATACACGCAAGTAATTACACCGATACAGATACAGTTTACACAACATTCACTTCAGATTTTGATAACAGATTAGCAACAAAATCAACAACTAACTTAAGTGAAGGAACAAACTTATACTACACAGATGCAAGAGCAGATGCAAGAGCAGACATTAGGGCACAATTAAAAATTGATGCATTAGTTGGCGGAGCATCAGCGGCCTTTGATACATTAGTAGAAATTGAAAACGCAATGGCTACTGATACTGAATTGACTAACGCAATTTCGGCACTAAACCATGACAGTTTATCAGGATTTGTAGCAAATGAACACATTGATTGGACACAAGCGAGTGCGGGAACAATTCACGCAAGTAACTATTCTCCAGACCAAACAGTATCATTAACAGGTTCTGGTGCAACAACGATTACAGGAACATATCCTAACTTTACTATTAGCAGTACTGATACAAACACATCAACAGACATTACGGGAAATATAATTCCAGCAACTGACAACACTTATAACCTAGGTAGCACTACTAAAAAATACGCAAACATATATGGACATTCGGTACATGCAACATATGCCGACTTAGCAGAAAGATATGCGGCCGATGGAATATATGAAGCAGGAACAGTTGTAGTGTTTGGCGGTGAAGCAGAAGTTACTACAACAACAGAAGCACAAGATGTTTCAGTTGCTGGCGTAATCTCAACTAATCCAGCACTTAAGTTAAATGCAGATGCAGGCAATTCACAAACACATCCTTATGTAGCATTAAGAGGAAGAGTCCCGTGTCAGATAATTGGTCCAGTATCTAAGGGTGACTTAATCGTAACAGCAGACAATGAGCCAGGCTTTGCACAAAGTGTTGGCAAAAATGACACAGGTCGTTCAGTGTTTGCCAAATCAATCGAAACAGACTTGACAGCAGGTAAAAAAGTTATAGAAGTTGTAATTCTGTAATATTCTTTTATTAACTGTAAGTATTGCTTTTTTAACTAATCCGATAAATACTATTGTAACAGTTTTACTGTTGCGAACAAATGCCGAAAGAGGTGAAGGACCTTTCAGCATCAAGTAGGAGAAAGAACATCCTTATTATATCAGATGTCGAAATTAATTCTATGAGAATTCATATATGCAATTAGATGGAGGTATTAAATTTTCTACTAGGTTAGTCCTTCAGACTAACTGAGGGAGTGGAAACACTCTTTAAATGAATATTTTATAAAATATAAAACGGGAGAAATAAATGGCAGCATATGCAATCCAATTCCGTCGCGGTACAACAACAGAACATAATTCATTCACGGGTTTAGTGGGTGAGGTTACTGTAGATACAACTAAGAAGACAGTTGTAGTACACGATGGTTCAACAGCGGGTGGATACGCCCTGGCACTAGAAGGTGCCGCAGTATCATCATCAACGGGTGCGTTCTCAAGTAACGTAACAGTTGGCGGAACACTAGCCGTTACATCTACCACAACTATGGGTGGAAACCTAACAATGACTGGTCACATTTTGCCAAGTGCAAACGTGACTTACGACTTAGGTTCAACTACAAAAATGTGGAGAGATGTTTATATTGGCCCAGGCTCATTATACATTAACGGTAAAAAAGTTATTGAAGATGATTCCGGTTCGATTAACATCACAACGGACACAAACGAAGACCTTAAGTTCACTACAAGTGGAACAGGTACTCTAAAACTAATTTCAGGTAATGGTATTTCAGTTACTGGTGAGATTAACGCAACATCTGGTGACCTACAAATTGGTGACCACATGGACATGAACTCTAACTTGATTAAAGAACTAGCAACTCCGGTTTCTAGTACTGATGCGGCAAACAAAGCATACGTTGATTCAACGTCTGCTTCAGCAGTAACAGGCGGCTCTAATGCTGGCTCGTTTTCTACTGGTGCATTCTCAAGTAACGTAACTGTCGGCGGTAACTTAACAGTTTCTGGTACAACAACTACAGTAAACTCAACAAATGTCGAAATTGGTGATAACATTATTGCTCTTAACTACGATACTACAGGTACTCCTTCAGAGAATGCTGGTATTGATGTTGAGCGTGGTGATTCATTAAACGTTCAGTTACTATGGGACGAAACAAGTGACAAGTGGACAGTAGGTTCACAAACATTTGTAGCGGCAACATTCGAAGGTGACTTAACTGGTGACGTAACTGGTACAGTATCTTCAATTGCTAACCATGACACTGATGACTTAACAGAAGGCTCAAATAAGTTCTTCACTAACGCTTTGGCACAAGGTGCTATCTCAGTAAGTGGCGACTTGGGTTATTCTGGTGGCGTTGTATCTTTCACAGAAAGAACTGACGCAGAAGTAACTACATTAGCAAGAGCGGCAATTTCAGGCGCTGGTTCGCTAAGTTACAACTCAACAACTGGTGTTATGTCATTCACTATGAATGATGAAACAGTCCAAGATATTGTTGGCGCAATGATTACTGGTAATACTGAAACAGGTATTGCTGTAACTTATGATGACGCTGATGGTACTTTAGACTTTGTTGTAGCAAGTCAAACTGACGAAAACTTTACAACAGCAGACCATTCTAAACTAGATGGTATCGAAGCAAGTGCGACAGCAGACCAAACTGATGCAGAAATCAGAGCGGCAGTTGAAGCGGCAACGGACTCAAATGTATTCACTGATGCAGACCATAGCAAATTAGACGCTATCGAGTCTACAGCAGATGTTACTGATGCTACTAACGTAGCGGCAGCCGGTGCAGTTATGGAATCAGATTCAACAACAGCGGCAATGTCGTTTGTTATTGATGAAGACAACATGGCTTCAGATAGTGCTACTAAAGTTCCTACACAACAATCTGTTAAAGCATATACAGATGCACGTGAAACTGCAATTACATCAGCATATCAATCATATGCAGATACGGCAGAAGTAGATGCAAAAGCATACGCAGATACAGAAATTGCGGCATTAGTTGATAGTTCACCAGCGGCAATGAATACGCTGAACGAATTAGCGGCAGCCTTAGGTGATGACGAAAACTTTAGCACAACAGTTACTAACTCTATTGCTACTAAACTAGCACTAGCAGGTGGTACAATGTCTGGTAACATCGCAATGGGTGGTAACGACATCACTGGTGGCGGTGACGCAACATTTACTAACTTCAACGGTACGGCGACATATGCAAAATATGCCGACCTTGCAGAAAGATATGCGGCTGACGCAACATATGAAGAAGGTACAGTAATGTCATTTGGTGGTGAAGCAGAAGTTACTTCAGCAGTAGGTTATGGTTCAACTAAGATTGCAGGTGTAGTTTCTACTAAGCCAGCATTCGCAATGAACGATGCGGCTGGTAACTCAGAAACTCATCCTTTCATCGCTCTACAGGGTCGTGTACCATGTAAAGTTGTTGGAACAGTTTCTAAAGGCGACATCCTAGTAGCATCTGATATTTCAGGTACTGCTACAGTATGGACAGAATCAACAGTAGACCCACGTATGACAGCATATGTTGGTATTGCTATTGAAGACAAGACTACTGATGGCGAAGGTTATGTTGAAGTTAAAGTAGGTAAGTAATTATCTAGTTTACTGAAAATAAACAACGAAAAAGGGAATCTTAGGGTTCCCTTTTTTATTACCAAATCATTAACAAACATCTTAATAAAACTCACTTTTTGATAAATAAGAGTGTAGGGTTATGAAACTCTAACAGAAAAGACAAAGAGATATTATCTCTGAGTTTAAATTAACACTCTTAAAGGAGAATATAACATGGCAGCAAAAGCAACAGTAGGTAACGGTTTAGGTTCAATTACTACAATTCTTGATTCAGACGCGGCAGTGGCTAACCAAGCGGCATTAGACGCAATTTCGGCAGCATTACAAAATGCAGGTCACACAGTTGTAGGTATCGACGGCGCACTAGCAGGTGTAATGCACTTCGCAATTCAAGGTGGACCAGATGCATCAGCATACGCGGCAGAAGTTTTAGGACAGGCTCTTTCAGCAGTTTGTACTTTCACTAACTAATAAAACTTTTAATTAAGTGAAAAAGCCCTCTTTATGAGGGCTTTTTTTATGTATAAACATATCTTTTTTTATAAATTGTATAAATAGATATGTAAGTGATAAAGAAAAACACTTACGATAGTTGAGATATCTTCCGACTAATCAAATGCATGAGACTTTTCCGTGCAGTACATTGAGAATCCTTCCGATGTATAAAAAATAAAAATAAGTAAAATAAACGTTATGTATATTATTTCATGGAATGGTCTATGGAGTAATCAATAACAATGGCTAATTATAGGAGATAATAATGGCTGATATTAAAAACTTTGGTATCCGTGGTATAGGTGCTGATGTTCAGTTCGGTAAGTCGGGCGGTCGTGTTGTATATGATTCGGGAAATTCCCTTTTCAAAGTAACAACTGATGGTTCTACTTTAGGTAACATGAATGTCGCAACTCCAACTTCGGACAACCATGCGGCAAACAAGAGTTATGTTGACTCAGTTGCTTCAGGACTTGACGTTAAACAGTCAGTTCGTGCGGCTTCAACAGCAGACGTAACTTTAAGTGGACCGGGCACAACAATTGATGGCGTAACTATGGCATCAAATGACCGTGTTCTACTAAAAAACCAGTCCTCAGCGGCTGAAAACGGTATCTACGTATACAATGGTGCGGCGTCAGCAATGACTCGTGCAACTGATATGGACGGTGCCGCTGAATTTGTTGGTGCATTCTTCTTTGTTGAAGAAGGTACTGTAAACTCAGACCAAGGCTTTGTATGTTCAACTGACGGTACAATCGTTGTTGATACAACTTCAATTGCCTTTACACAATTCACAGGTACTGGTCAGTTAACAGCAGGTGCAGGCTTATCTAAAGCCGGTAATGCAATGTCTGTTAATGTTGACGATACTTATGTGAAAATTGATGGTTCAGACAATCTAACTGTTAAAGGTACTACGACTACTGGTCAAGTACTTCGTTCAGACGGTTCAGGTGGCGTGGCTTATGGCGCGGTTAACTTGACATCTTCAGACGCAGTTACTGGTGCTTTACCATTAGCAAACGGCGGTTTAGGTGTTGATGCATCTGATGCCGGTGGTAAAATTACTGCTCGTTCAAACTTAGGTTTGGGCTCAATGGCTACACAGGCAGCGAATAACGTTGCAATTACTGGCGGTTCAGTAGATTTATCAAGTGGTACTTTAACTCTAGCAAACGACCAAATCAATGGTGATAAAATTTCTGGTGGTACAATTGACTCAGCGAACCTTTCAGGTGGCGCAGGCAAGACTATCTCTGGTTTTGATATTACTGTTGCGGCTGGTAAAACACTAGACGTTGATGGTGTAGTTGATATTGACGCTTCATCTGGTAATATGGACGGTGTGACTGTCGGTGCAACCACAAGTGCGGCTGGCTCGTTTACAACTATGACTTCTGACTCAGTTGATGTTAATGGTGGTGCTATTGATGGTACAACTATTGGTGCTAATGTGGCAGCGGCAGGTACATTTACAAACGTAGATGCTACAGGTACAATCAAAACAGATGTACTAGACAACTACTCTGGTTCAAACATTGCGGTTAATGCTCCAATGGATGTTACTGGTGATGTTGGTGTAACTGGTTCAGTAACGGCCACTACATCAATTATTACTGATACAATCAGTGAAAGAGTTGGCGCGGCTGGTGTTACAGTTGACGGCGTTGTAATGAAAGATGCTGGTGTAACAGCAACTGGAACTTCAAACCTAACAACTGCGACAATTGGTACTGCTGATATTAACGGCGGTGCAGTAGATGGAACAATCATTGGTGCTAACACATCAGCGGCTGGTACTTTCTCAACAATGACAACAGCGAGTGCTTCTATCACAGGTGGTTCAATCTCTGGTACTTCAATCGACTTGTCAGGTCAAACTTTGACTTTGACAGCGGATTCAGTATCTGGTGATTCAATAGATGGCGGAACAATTTCTAACTTCGCTTCAACTGGTATTGACGATAATGCTGACCAAACAGTCCTAACTTTAGCGGCTGATGAGTCTGCAACTTTCGCCGGTGCAGTAACAGTTACTGGTGACTTAACAGTTAACGGTTCTGTAACATCAATCTCTTCAACTAACACTACTATCGAAGACAACACAATTGTTTTAAACAATGGTGAGTCTGGTGCTGGTGTAACTGAAGGTTCAGCAGGTATTTCTATCGACCGTGGTACAGCGGATGATGCACTTATCAACTGGAATGAGACAACAGATGAGTTCGAACTAAAAGTTGGTGCTTCATATGGTGACTTAAAAGTTTCAACACTTACGGGTGATGTAACTGGTGACCTAACTGGTGATGTAACTGGTGATGTAACTGGTAACTTAACTGGTAATGTAACTGGTAATGTAACTGGTAACACTGCTGGTGTTCATACAGGTGCAGTAACTGGTAACGTAACAGGTAATGTAACTGGTGACTTAACTGGTGATTCTGCTGGTACACATACTGGCGCAGTTTCAGGTACAACTGTATCTGCTTCTGGTGGTTTCTCTGGTGATTTAACTGGTGCAGTAACTGGTAATGTAACTGGTAACTTAACAGGTAACTCTGCCGGTGTTCACACTGGTGCAGTAACTGGTGATGTAACTGGTGACTTAAGTGGTGATGTAACTTCAACTGGTACTTCTACATTTACATCTATTGATGTAAACGGTGGTGCAGTAGACGGAGCAATCATTGGTGCTAATACTTCAGCGGCTGGTACTTTCTCAGCGTTGACTTCAGCAAATGTTACAATCACAGGCGGTGCGATTTCAGGTTCAGACTTGACTTCATCTAATGTTGATTTTGATGGTGGTGCGATTGATGCCACAACTATTGGTGGTAACACATCAGCGGCTGGTACATTTAGTACTTTGTCCACTGCAAGTGCGGCTATTACTGGTGGTACAGCGTCATTGACAACAGCAACAGCGACAAACCTAAACTCAGGCAATGCAACTATTACTGGCGGTTCAATCTCCGGTACTGATGTTGACTTGTCAGGTCAGACCCTAACACTAGGTACTGATTCAGTTTCTGGTAATGCCGTCCACGGTGGTACTATTTCTAGTGCTTCATTGGCTGGTGCCGCTGGTACAACAATATCTGCATATGACATTACTGTCGGTGCGGGTAAAACATTAGACGTTTCTTCAGCAGACGCTCTAACTTTGGCTAATAACCAGATTTCTGGTGATAAAGTTCATAGTGGAACTATCTCTGACTTTGCGTCAACTGGTATTGATGATAATGCAACTTCTACGAAGTTAACATTGTCAGACACTACTGCAACATTTGGTGTAAATGGTGACTTCGGCGCTAACACACTAGATGCAGGTGCTTCTACTTTAGCATCATTATCTGTAACAGGTAATGCTTCAGTAAGTGGTAACCTAACAGTTTCAGGTTCAGTTACAACTACTCTATCTGAAACAGTGAACATTGAAGATAACGAAATCGTTCTTAACTCAAACGAAACTGGTGTTCCTTCACAGGACGGTGGTGTTGTTATAGAGCGTGGTTCATCTGACAATGCGGCACTAAACTGGAACGAAACTTCAGACAAGTGGGAACTTAATGTAGGCGCGGCTAAGGCTGACTTACATATTAACGACCTAACTGTTTCTGAAATCGCTCTAACAAACGAACTTCCATTATCAATGGGTGGTACGCATACTGATACTTCAGGTTTTGCGGCTTCTTCAATGATGACAATGGACGGTTCAGGTGCAGTTACAGAACTTGCTAAAGGTTCTAACTCAACTGTACTTAAAGTTGCGGCAAACGGTACTCTTGGTTACGCTAAAGCAGATTTAACTGCTGACGTAACTGGCACTCTTCCTATAGCGAATGGTGGTACAGGTATCACATCAGCGGGTTCTGATAATAAAGTTATGACTTCTGATGGTTCAGCACTAGGTATGGAATATGTAGGTCAACTACGTAATTCAACTGGTGTTATGGCCATTGACGGTTCAGGCGTTACTTCAGGTTCTGGTGAATATGTTGCAATTACTAATGCTACTGGTAAAGTAACTCTAACAGCCAAAAACGCGGCGGCATCTGGTGCTGTAGATATGTATCTACAAGGCCAAGGTGGCGGTGATGTATTTATTGTTGGTCAATCTGGCGAAGCCTTAATTCAAGGTGAAGACGATACAGACTTAACAGTATCTGGTGGTGATGCTTCTGGTGGTGGTGCTGGTGACTTAATCGTTAAAGGTGGTAATGGAACTGGCGGTAACGCTTCAGGTTCAGTTGTCATTAAAGGCGGTAACGGTGGCTCAGCAGACGGAAACGTTCAAATTAAAGGTGCAGATGACACAGCAATCGCTACTTTCGTAGAGACTGCAAGTGCAACTGACTCTTTAACAGTGACTAACGGAACTGGCGGTGTAGAACTAGCAATGGCTGGTGGTACAAACGTCAACATGACATTGGCTCCAAAAGGTTCAGGTATTCTACTTGCACCAAATGGCTATGATATGTCATCTGCGGCAGATTCTGCCCTAGCAACTAAGGACTATGTTGACGATAAATCGGCAACTTCAGGTTCTTCAGGTACTAGACGTGTGGCATTTACTGCTAACGGTTCATCTTCATTTACAATCGGCACAATGGCTAACATTTCAGGAAAGTCTTACTATGTAAGTCGTATCTCTGCAAAAGTTACTACTGCGTTTGTTGGATGTGACGAGTTAGTCGTTTCTGACGGTACAAATACTCTAATGACAACAACTGATGCTGACCTTTCTGAGGGCGGTTTATATATTGTTGATTTAGGTTTTGAACTTGCAACAACAGGTGGTGCAACTATTACTGGTACTTTACAGAATGGTGGTTCATCTGCTTCACCAACAACTGGTGCGATAATTGTTACTGCGGAATACAAGCAAATCTAATTTGTGAGTAAACTGTAATAACTATTACCATCATGGTGATAATAGAAAGGGGGACTTCGTGTTCCCCTTTTTACGTCTATAGCCAAAGTGTTAACCGAGTAATATTAGCATATTAGATAAATACTTACAGAACTAAAATCTTTAACGACAGACTTAATTTATTAAGACTGACATGATAAAACGAACGTTGAGGAACGATAATGGCTGTAACGATTAATGCAAGAGGGACCAGTGTCCCTTACTTTAAAATTGGAAAATCTGGAACCACCTTCTATCAAGGAGATGCAGACCCGAGTAGTACATATACTATAAACGCAAACGATGTTTGGTTTGACACGTCAAACAACACGGTAAAGTTTCGTGTATCAAACGCTTGGTCTGGAATCACAACTGCTTCCGATTTAACTGTAACTGGCGACTTAACAGTTCAAGGTACAACTACTACAGTAAACTCAACAGAGATACAAGTTCAAAATACTTTAAAGTTTGAAGGTTCTACTTCAAATGATTACGAAACAACTTTAACAGTTGTCGACCCGACAGCAGACAGAACGGTAACAATACCGAATGCAACAGATACGTTAGTTGGTAAAGCAACAACAGATACATTAACTAATAAATCAATTGATTTAGATTCTAATACGCTTTCAGGTACACTTACAGAATTTAATACTGCGATGCAAGGTGATGATTTCGTTTCTTTAACAGGAACAGAAACACTTACAAATAAAACATTCACAGCACCTAATTTAAATGCTCCTGTGTTTGGCACAGGCACAAGTAGTCCATATTTTACAGAAGTTAGATATAATACTTCAAATATGATGAAATTCAATCAGATGTACACGGGTGCATCTAGTGGCTCATACTTTGACCCAAATGAATATCAAAAAGTTGTTACTATTATTCCAGCAGGCAATAGTGAAAACTATCAAATTATTGGTCGAATTACGGCACAAAATGCTGGCGAAACACATATAGTAAATTTCAATGCCGCACTTAGAAGTGGTGACCCATTACCAGATTTAAGTTGGACTGTAGAGTATTCAGAAGAATATAATGGCGCTAGGTATATTGACCCACAGTTATGGACAAAAGAAACAACAACATCAGGATTTATTTTTGCATTTAAAGTATTATCAAGAATCTATGGAACAGTAACAGTTGACATGGATGTCATTCCAAGAACTAGTTCTTTATTAAGTAATGTTTCAGTTAATAGTACACAAAACAGTGAACAATCATCTGTAGATACTGGCTATACTGCAAATGATATGACTAGAGTGTTTAGAAGACAAGGCACAACACATACATTCTCAGGAAATATATTACCAGATACTACCGAAACATATGATATTGGCTCTTCTACAATGAGATTCAATGATATCTATCTTGCTGGTAGCACAGTTGATATTGGTGGTACAAAACTTTCTAAAGATAGTGATGGCAACTTAGACATCAAAGACTCAAGTGATGTTAGAAAAACAATAAAAGCCGCGGCGATTGAACTATTTGATACTGACGGTAAGAAAATTAAAATTGAACGTGATTCCACATCGGGTAAAATGAAATCACGTAAGTACGATTCAAGTGGTAATGAAGAAACAGACTCAGATGACGTTATTACCCTAGAAGAAGATAAGTCACCGAAACTAGGTGGAGATTTTGATGTAAATGGCAATAAGATAACATCAACATTAAATGGCGATATTGAGATAGCACCACATGGAAGTGGTAATGTAAATATTATAAGTACGGGTGCTATCGTTATGCCAGTTGGCACAACGGCACAAAGACCAGGTACAGGCGTTGTTGGTATGATGCGTTTCAATTCTGATATAGATGCTTTTGAAGGTTACAATGGTGCATCTTGGGTTAAACTTGGCGGAATGACTCCATCAAATGATTCCAGAGACAATGGTTTAATTACTGATACTGAAGTCTTTAATGCGAACTATGGTTCTATCACTGACACTGATACAGCATCATATACATTAGACAGAGGTCTTGTAAGTAATAGTGATACAGTTTAATTATACTGTAAATTTAGATAAATACTATTAACAAGAGTACGGAGATACTATTATGGCAAGACAGAATGGTGCCGCATCGGCAAGTGAAAATTTAACAGGTAATATTAACTTTTATACAATGTATATAAAGACATTGGATATTACTGCAACTGGTGATATATTAGACCAGACACAACAAAATTTAGATGATGTAGTTAATATTATATCATTGGTAGCACAACCTACAATTATGAATGCTCCTTTATCAGTCACATTAACCGGACTTGCTCCGACTTTGACAGGTGCAGGATTTGTTTTTAAATTCGCAGTAGAACACGCAGATGTTTTTGAACGTAGCGGTGATAATATTGCTGTTTTGAAAGAACTTCTTCACGGAATAACAATTGATAGTGTTGCATTAAGCACTTCAAATGTAGAATTTGCTATGTCAGATATACTTTAATTATTTTATTAAGATTTAAAATGAAAAAGGGAACCGAAAGGCTCCCTTTTTTTATGTAAGTAAAATAGGTAGGACTTGGGTACACCTACAAATACGGACCGAAATACCATTTCTAAACCGTACAACCTAACCCCGAAAGTGACTTCGATGTGACTCCCTCTGTTTTCCAGATAAAGCCTGGGTACCACCCCTGGTTAGTCAAGTTCGACTCTTTTGGTAGGAGCCTCTTCCTTGCACTATTAACAAAAGTTAATTAGACTTTTGCTACTTATAATACTAATATAGCACAAGTGATTCGCTTTGTCAACAACTTTTTTTAATTATTTGAATATTTTTTTGATAGTTGAGCAGATGGTGTTTCCTTTCGGCTCAGTAGGTAATGAATTATCTTCTATCCACTCAGGAAACTTTTCGAACAGTGTTTTCCACTGAACCATTTCATTATATAAATCTACTATTCTTTTTAGATGCTCAGTAGTGTTTGGGTAGTTATGTTCAGATTTTAATTTATTGACTCTCTGTTTACATTCATTTAAGTCAGAGATGTCTCTGTTAATTGCTTCGAATATTTTCTCAAATGATTCTATATTGTTAAATTTATTGATAAGAAACTGATGATGTTTGTTTTTTGGTTTGCTATCGTATAGAAACATAATTTCTTGTAAGTCATAATACAATGCCTTTACTGGATTAATACTTTCCCTGTATCTTTTCATAATTTCTTCGATAGCAAAGTCCTGACTTTCAGTCGCTAGGTTCTCAAGTACACTTATAGCCAATATATTGATTCGTTGGCTACTTGCTGATAGAGCCTTCTTTGATTCTTCTTTCACTTTAGCGATTACTATGTCTACAAGACGTGCTTCGGTAACATCTAAATCTCTTTTTAGATATTCTACATGTCCAGGACTTGAATGAACTATTGTTCTTCGTAGGCTGTCCGTCACTCTTTCACCCTTAAGAACTTGCTTACAGTCGCGGATAAATCTTTGTTTTTCTAAGTTTATGATATGATGATTCACTATATCTCCTCCAAACCCTCTCTCTTATACTAGTATTTAGGATGAATCTGATAATATCAAAGTGACGATATAATGTCTTTTATAATCTTTAGTTTTTTCTTACGAAAAAGGGTGCGTCTAGTTCCAGGATGCAACGGTTTAGGTATATAGTTTGTTTCGACCCAAGCGTATCCACCTGTTTCATGGTTTGTTTTGGGTATGAATTCTTTTTCAACTAATATAACAAAAGAATAGTAACTAAATTCTCCTTTTCTTGTGTGATATTGGTCTAATGGATATATCTTAATAACATCGTTTTCGGTATTTAAATCAATTTCTTCAGATAATTCTCTTAATAGTGCTTGAGACACGTTCTCATTATCTTCGACTTTACCGCCAAAGAATCCCCAGTTTCTAGGAAATGAACCGTTTAATGTTCGTTGTTGTAGAAGTATACGGCCTGTGTCTTTTGCTATTATGCATCCGCCAGATGCTCTTATCCTGTTTTCTTTCATTACGGAGTAGTTACTAGTTCTAGCCTCCAATATCCACCTTCATATATTCCTTGATATGTGTCAGTCCATTCGCCTTTCTCAAACTTAAACTGCTGAGATGTTGTTGTGTTTGTTACATATTCACGGGTAACATTTGCACTAGCATCAAAACTTTTTACCCACTCTGTTCCGTTATATTCTAAAATATCATTGGCATCAATTGCTATTCCCCAAACACTACTACTATCAGCAGAATCTAAGGTTAGATATCTTTGTCCATTTGCGACATTTGGAACACTATTAAATCCTGGTTTTGCTGTAGAGGCATTAATAATTCTATCTACAGAAGTTACTGTGTTTGTTGGTAGAGTAGCAGGGTCTATTGTAAATGCCAATGTTGTTACATCACTAGTAGTCGCAAGTGTTCCAATCACATCCGCATTCAAGTCTTCTACTTCGCCATGATACTTTAGTCTAAGCCTTGAAACTCCACTATCTAAAGTGCCATAATCTTTAAGAACAGTTGCCCACGGAATACTAGCATCGTAATTTCCATTTGCATATGGACTACATACTACTGTTCCTGCATTTTTATAAACTCTCAGTGCGTAATTGTTTGGTGTCACAATGACACTTGATTGTGCTTTTAAGTCAGCAAAGAATTCAAATGCATCTGGGTCATAATCAAGTGTGTCTAAATCGTTGTATGTGTATATATTATTGATAATATTTCTAACTACATTTTGTCTTGTTACTTGTGCAGGTGGATTAATCCAAATAGGAATTTGGAATATCATCGTTGCGATATCAATCTGGTCTTCAATTCCTGCTGGTATTCCTCTGCTTGTCCATTGTAAGTCAGTCATTTCTACTACTGTGATAGTTGTCCAGTCTACTGGATTATCATTGTGCTGTATTTCTAATGCTGGATTAAACAATACTAAGATTTGTTCAAGTAGTTGTAATTTTTGGTCTGTATTCGAAGTCCATATGTCTACTTGCATATTCAGTAAGTAAGGAACTGGCATTAATCGTTTTACACTATATTTGTTGCCCGGTTCACTTGTATAAGAGTTTGAACCATCATCAAATTTTCTTTCATTGACACTTACAGCGTCATTGAAAAATGGTTCTTGTAGTCTTTGTCTATCTGGTTGTAAACTTTGAACATGTGCCGCAATGAACGGTGCAGAGTTTACTACGTTCTCAGAGTTACCTTTGAGAATAGTTGCCGCCATACGAGACACATCTCCATATCTGGATGGTACTCTGATATAATAATCAGTTGTCCCATCATTCATTTTCTTTCCAGTTTTAACTGTAAAGCCACTAAACATTCTAATAAATTGTAGAATGTATCTTCGAATCTGATTGTCATAGAAATGATTTTGTGCCATATTAGTCTACCTTTGGTCTCACTGCTTTTGACAGATTGACTTTTGATGTAATAGTAGTTCCGTCATCTAATTTTACTGTTCCACTATTGTTAATAAATTGATTATGTAATGCGTGTCCTACTTCCCACGCTCCATCATCATCGTTAATTCTGTACCACTTACTATCTCTATATTGAAATAACCTCGATGGTGTATAATCTGTTCTTAAGAAATATGAGTCCGTTGCTGGAGAATTTGGAAATTCTTTTCCGTATGCTACTGTGGCATAATCCACATCATCTGGGTGATTTGACTGTGTTGCATACTGTAGATTGTTTGTTCTGTAGTCCCAGTATTTTCCAGGGACATTATCGGCCGCTTCTTGTACGACAGCATCAGTGATTTGAAGTTCTTTATTGTAGGTTGATAAGATATTCTTCAAATCTGACGCTTCTTCACCAGTACCAAGAATATCAGAGTACTCTTGTGTATCTTGTAGTTGTTTACAACGAACACGCCAAATATGTGGCCACCAACCAGCATCAAAGCCGCCTGCGTCTTTTGTTGCTTCTTGTACAACCCAATATTGATTGACTGCATCTGGGTCTTCACCATCGTTGCCTTCTAGCATCATATCTTCACGCATATGAGGCAATTCGATTACATCACCAGTCATAATTTTACGACCTAGTTGATTAACCATTTCGTTTAGATGTAAAGTGAATACTTGTTGGTCATTGCCTAGAAACATGCCGAACTGTGATAATTCAAAATCTTGGTCAGATACAGTATAAACTCCTCTAAGGTCATACACATCAGCATCATACTTTCTATCACGGTTTTCTAAGAATAGTAAATCTTGTATTGCCGGGTTTGCAGGGTCATAGTCTGCGGCAGTCTTATCTTGTGAGCCAACATACTTATGAATTAGAAGAGATGTTCCACCGTGGTCAAAGTGTGCTTTGACTGTTTTGTCAACAAATTTATAATCGTTACCCTTTTTAGGATTCCATAGGCTAAGTCTTGCCATAACTATTTTTCTCCATAATTTGACTTCTTACTGTATTTATCATATAATATAGTAATATAATTTGAATATTATAAATAAAGTTTTAGGAAGGTATATAAATGCAAAATCAAGGATACTTATCAGTAAAAGAGTTAATTTCTCCTTTTACTGTTAAACAGTTTAAAATGTGGGCAATGAACCCAGACAACATACATCGTGGTAACGCTGTAAATGGGGAATACTACGGGAAACATCGTAAAGGTAGAGAATACAATGTCTGGTGGACTAGAGTGCCACCAAGAGAGATGTGGCAGCCCATCGTAGATAACTTAAGTAGATACATTGATACTTTCTTTCAAGGAAAAGAATGGGATATTCATGTAGTAGATTGTATTACAACAAGGCCAGCAAGTTCAAAGATTAGGGCACATATTGATACTCCTTATAGATTTGAAGAGTATGCTCGTATATCAAATGATGAAGTGTTTGGCATACAATGTATAATACCATTAGATAAGTTTACACTTGAAAACGGAGCAACTTGTGTTCTTCCCGGCTCACACAGTGAAATGTATTATTATAAAGATATAGAAGAGAATCAGAGTGACTATGATGAGATGTTAGTTAATGATGGATTTCAATTTGTTTCAAATCCTGGCGATGCACTGATGTATAATGCAAGAACTTTACACAGTACGATGCCAAATAAGAGTGAGAATTTTAGAAGTGCTTTACTGATAAATGCACTTGATGTCAATATCTTAAAAAGAATTAGAGAACTTGACCAGAACACTAAAACAGCCCGTAAATTAAAAAAATGACGGAAAACTTGACAAATCGCCCGTTGTGATGTATAGTAATATTAATTATTGATATATAAAAGTAAAGATGAGCAAAACGTGACAGCAAAAACAATGAGAAAAAGCAAAGCAAAAAATAAAAATCCATTTAGTGATGAATCAATCACCGGCACAGAACCAACTTGGGAAGGCTCAGATACATGGACAGCAGAGAAGTATTACAGAGAACGAGGAAGAACTCCGTACTTCTATAGTTACTATCATAAATCAAAAGATTTTATTCCTTGGGTTGTTGACTATATGAAAACAAATGGTTATTCTAACGAAGATATAAAATCATATAAAGCAGCCGAGGATTGGCGAACTAAAAGCACTCTTGCCGGCTATGTGAGAGCATTGTCAAAAGGTATGCCAGAAAACCATGACGGTATTTCTGAATATTTAGATACATTAGATGGAGTTTCAGCAACATCTTTGCGTGATGCTTCGGATATTGTTAAACAACAAATAGAAGAAATTGTTGCTTATGGCAAAACAATCAAAGAAGAGCAAAGGGCAGAGAATACTATAGAAGACAAAAAGTATAAGCCATCTATTCAACAACTTCTATTCAACAAATCGTTAGAAATGTCAGATGAGATAGATGAATTTGTCGAAGAGTACGATGGCACAACAACAATGCTATCCAGTTTCGACCCTCAGAGAATGTTATTGATTGTTGGGGCTAAACCAAATCACGCTAAAATAATCGCATCAATATACAAGCCAGCATATGATGATTTTGCAGAACTTGTTAATCCTCCTAGTACTAAAAAAATGAATGAACTTGAAAAAGATTTACACGAGCAACTCAAAGAGGGTTATTCGCATTTATCTAAAAATATCATAAAGAACCAGTTTAAGATGTACAAGACTATTATGGATGCGTGTGATAATATCGTATTAAAGGGCAAAGTGACAAGAAAGCCTCGTAAGAAGAAGATAGTCAGTGCTGAAAAGCAAGTCAGTAAGTTTAAATATTTAGACCATCATCCAGAAACAAAATCAATTAGTGTCAATCCAGCAGACTTAGTAGGGGCAAATATTGCCATAGTATATAATTCCAAGACAAGAAAACTTGGAGTATACCACGCTCAGAATGTAGACCCAACAGGAATGGGTAGAGATGGCTCTGGACTTAGTGTTAAAGGTACAACTATTCAAGGGTATGACCCAGATACCAGCGTCCAAAAGACGTTACGAAAGCCAATCGACCAGTTAGCAACGTTTAAGAAAATAGCAAAACGTTCATTCCAGAAGGAGTTCAGTGCTATTAATAGTGTTGAAGTTAAAATGAACGGCAGATTTAATGACCATAGTTTGATTATCAAAGTTTTTTGATAAATACTGTTATAAGTAGTTTACTGTAAATGTATTTGAGGGTCAACAATGGCAAAACAACGCAATAAGATAAAAAATGATGTAATTAAACAGATTAGACTGTTACTTGGTGACGGTATGGTTGACATCGAACTAGACCCAGAACACTATGACCTTGCAATTGATATTGCTTTAGATAAGATTAGACAACGCTCAGAGAATGCAGTAGAAGAAGACTTCTATACTATTATACTTAAAAAAGAAGTAGATGAATACTCACTTCCTAAAGAAATAACAGAAGTAAAGAAGATACATCATCGTTCATTCGGACACGGCATATCTTCTGGTGTTGATATGGACCCATTTGAATTAGCATATGCAAATTCATATTTCTTTATGAACAACCATGTTGGCGGTATTTCAACATACGAATTATTCTCTCAGTACCGTGAAACTCTAAACAGAGTTGCGGCAACTGATATTCAATTTATCTGGAATCCTGCTACTAAGAAAATTAAACTTCTAAGAAAAATGAGAGCAGATGAAACAGTTCTTCTTCACGTTTACTTAGAAAGACCGGATGACCAATTACTAGTAGACCCTTACTTAAAATCTTGGATGAGAGATTACTCATTAGCATATTGTAAGAAAATGATTGGTGAAGCCCGTTCTAAATTCGCTACACTTCCTGGCGCACAAGGAGGAGTTTCATTAAACGGTGATGTCTTAAAAGCAGATGCCGCGGCAGATATAGAGAAATTAGAAACAGAATTGAAACTGTACATTGATGGTTCAGCACCACTAGGTGTTATGATTGGCTAACAGTGGCTTTTCATCCACTCAACACTAAAAGTCCTTGTGTAAGCATATGCAAGTATAACGAGAAAAACTTCTGTATCGGATGTAAACGTCATATGAACGAAATATTCGATTGGCTTGATTATACTGATGATATGAAAGATGCCATTCTAAAAGATTTAAAAACCAGAGATATAACCTCAGAAAACGGTTGACAACCAGTCATTTTTTGTGATATAATAAAATATTACAAAATGAGAAAAGAACAAATGATAATCGGTATTACAGGACTAATCAGTTCAGGTAAAGGCACAGTCGCCGACACCCTAGTCGAAAAACATAATTACATTAAGTTGAGTTTTGCAGATAAACTTAAAGATGGAGTTGCAACTGTATTCGGTTGGGACCGTGCTATGTTAGAAGGTGATACAGTAGAAAGCAGAGAATGGCGTGAAACTGTTGATGATTTTTGGACTAATGAAACTGGCAGAGAGATTACTCCTAGACTTGTACTACAAGAGTTCGGCACTGATTGTATGCGTAATGGCTTTTATGATGGCATCTGGGTTAGTCTAGTAAAACAAGAAATTATCAATAACCCTCAAACCAATTACATTGTACCTGATGTACGATTTGCTAATGAGATAAAAATCATTAAAGATTTAGGTGGTGAAGTTTGGAATGTCAGAAGAGGCGAACTACCAGAGTGGTGGGGAACTGCGATACTCGACAACACTACTGGCTCAAACTTAATGAGAAGTACCTATCCCGATGTACATCAAAGCGAATGGAGATGGATAGGAACTAATGACGAGTTCAATTTTATACTTTATAACAATGATACTATAGAGAAATTATATAGTAAAGTTTCGGATAGGTTGTCTACGTAGTTAACTCTTAAAACAGTGTTTTTTCGTGTTTTTGACTAAATAGTAGTAGTGAAATATATTTACTATTAGTAATTAAATCAACCAAGGAGAAAATACTATGGCTACATTAGTATCACCGGGTGTATCAGTAACAGTTAGTGACGAGTCGCAATATGCGGCAGCCACGCAAGGTACCCTACCATTATTAGTTATTGCGACAGCAAGTAACAAAGCAGATGCATCAGGAAGTGCAACCGCGTCTGGTACTAAACCAGCAAACGCAGGAGTTGCCTACTTAGTATCATCTCAGAGAGAGTTGGTCGAAACATTCGGCGAACCAAAATTTTATGAAGTTGGCGGTTCAGTTGTTCAAGGTTCAGAAACAAGTGAATACGGACTATTAGCGGCATACCAATATCTAGGAGTGTCAAACAACGCATACATTATTCGTGCAGACGTTGATTTGTCAGAACTAGAAGCATCAAGTACAGCACCAGCAGGTGTTATCACTAACGGTACATATTGGCACAATACTTCGAAATCAGATTTCGGAATGTTTAAGTGGTCAGGTACTGCTTGGGCAGCCCAAACAGTTTCAGTTTTACACGATGCACCAGGAACAGGAAACGTAGAAGCGATTTCAGGTGGCTTTGCGGCTCCTTCGAACAACTTTGGCCAAGCAGGCGATTTTGCAGTTGTAACATCTACTGCAAATGTTTCATATTATGAAAAAGTTGCAAGTGCGTGGGTTTTAGCAGGCGACACTGGTTCTAGTGACTTCCAATTTAAAATGTTTGCACCAACATTAAATTCAGCAGGCGCGGCATTAGTAGCCGGCGATGTTTATGTTCGTCTAGCGACTGCAGGCGGCGGGTTAGATGTAGACTTAAATGTTTACAACTCAACATCAGGTTTATTTACAGCAGTTCAGGCTCCAGCATATGCTTCAGACGATTTAGCATCAGCGACATTAACATCTTTAGGTGATGTTTATGCTATGTACAACACAGCGGCAAATGGCTTTGGTCATTTTAATCTAAAACGCCATTCGGGTGCAACTACATCAGTTATTACTACAGGTGTACTTCCAAGTACTACAGCAATTACTGGTAGTATCATAATCGAAGGTGAGACAAGAACATTTAGTTCTGCCACAATTGATGCAGTTATTACGGATATGCAGGCAAATGCGGCATTGAATACAGCAAACGTTAAAGTTGAAAAGATTGGTACAAATAAAATTCGTTTTACTAAGACAGATGGTAAAGAGTTGAATATTTCTTCAGCGGCACATCATGCTGTGTTTGGTTTAACAGCATCTACAGTATCAGCATCAGTTTGGGAAGCATTATCTTACCAAGCAAAGTCAACACAAATCACAGGTACACTTGCAGAAGGTACATTATGGTATAGTTCATCGCTTAACATTGAA